CATCATGCGAATGGGTAAGAAGGTAGAAACTCTTGAGGGAGCCAGGGATGATGCGGGTAAAGCTCATTGGTACTGCGAGAGATTACTAAAAGAACTAACAGACATGATCAAGAAAAAGACACAAAAGAAAAAGGCACAGGATAAGGAGCCAGACGAGCTTACTGAGGAAGATATTGAGGAGCTACTGAACCCTGGCATCATTCGTTTTAGAAATAAAAAGGAGGATAAGAATGACAAAGATACCAAATAATGTAATCAAACCACCACCAGGTTACGAGTATGTACAACAAAGATCTATGCCTATTGTTCAACCTAAACAAGATGATATTAAAAAAAGGATAGACTACCTGGAGAGCAAGATAGATAAGTTAATGGATGAGCTCCGAGTATTGAAGAGAAGAGATAAGTATAGACCTAAACCAGAGGAGAGAGCTAAAAGAGTATGGATGTCAGATATACTTGAGGCTGTCTGCGATTACTTTGAGATAGGTCCAGATGATATAAGATCTAATAGACGACATGCTGATTTAGTTAGAGTAAGATCTGTATATATAAACTTAGCTCATGAACTTACACATGCCTCACAACCAGCTATTGGCCGAGCATGTGGTAACAGAGATCATACAACTATCATTCATCATGTAAGACTTAAAAGAAATAAAGCTGGATGCTGGAGTATTAAAAAGGAAAGTGGAATTGAATTGTGGTCCGATTATAGCAAACTTGCGACTAAGCTAAAATCCGAGGCCCAACCAGATAATGAGTGATAAAAAAGCAGACTATGGTAAAGGCAGAACACCTGGCCATTTTTGTGTACTACCTCAGAGAGCTGTAATAGATAAAAGGTTCAAGACCTATCCACGAACCTTTATGATACTTGCAGCACTTGGTAACTATACATCCAGGCAAGGTGTCTGTTGGCCGAACCAAGCAACGATAGCTAAGAATTTACATATAACTCAATCTACTGTATCAAGACATATTAAGAAACTTATTGAGTGGGATTACATTCGCTATGCCAAGAAACATCCTGGCCTCAAAGGTAATAAATACTTTATGGTGTTTGATCCTAAGATTAAGGAAGAGGATGCGTTAGCTATGGTACCAGATAAAGACAGATCTTATGAAGATAAACCAGAAATACATGTAGGCCCTAAAGGTGGAGAGAAAAAGAATTATGCACCTAGAGTACATAAGTCTGTAGTTAAGAATAATTCTAATATGGCTCCCAGTACATATCCAGATATGCAGTCAGAGTACATGCATAACAACCCAAAGAACAATCATATATACCCTATAGTGAGAAATATATTAAATGAGTTTGTAAGAATAACCCAAGAGATTTTCGGAACTCTGGTCCAATATAGTATTGATGATGAGAAGATTGTTTCTGAATGGGTACAGAATGGACTTACCGAGGCCAGGGCTGCTGCTAGAATTAAAGAGATCCTTATCTGGAGAAGGAATAACAAAAGGGATTGTCCCAAAAGAATAGTCTTTTATAAGGATGTATTCGTCAAGAAAGACAAACCTAATAACAATAAGGAACTGGTCCAGGATATGGTTAAGAAACTATCTAGGAAAATGAAGATGCCTAGGTAATTTATAAATCGTAAACGAACCTTTACATTTTATAAATGCAGCCTAGATAGCGCAGTCCTCCAGCAAAAATAAAAAAGGCCGAGTGTTGCAGAAAAGGCACACCTTGCCCCCCCCTGGCGCTGATCTATATGGGGGGATAACTCACAATTTTTTTGCAATTATTTTACAAATCATTTATACTGTTCACATAACTTTCTCTAGGTTAAAACTATAGTGGGTTAGTTATTTTTAGTTATATAGGTGGAGTATTGCTTTCTCATCCTAGGCTAGTCAAAGCAGCTCCACTTAACAAAAGGAAACATAAAAGGAAAAAGGAAAGATATGAGTGGACCGACACACAGCAATCGTAACTTTAAAGTTATGGAAACACTTGAAATCCCAAAAGGAGAATATATTATTGAGGTATGGGATGCCTCTAACTTTGACAAGGAAACAAGGGAGAGAACTCCAGTACCAGGAGCTAAAGATTTTAATTGGTATAAGAAGGATCCTACCAAAGATTATAACAAAGGTGATTTCGTTACGAAGATAAGAGTATTTGAAAACAAGGATAAACCTCAGATACCTCTTCACCAGCAATCAGCAGCAAGTGAAGGATTATCGGATGACAAAATCCCATTCTAGTAAAAGAATAGTTAAACCTCCTTTGGATCGGTTCGGTGGTGTCCGAGTGGTCCAGAGGAGAGTACAGAAATCTGAAATTATTGAACACAACAAGGAGAGTGTAGCTAAAGAACTTGTTGATATAGCTCAAGCTAATATTGCCGATATTATGGAGTGGGATGATAAAGGTAATGTTACTATTAAAGATACGAAAAACATATCGGATGCTGCTGTTAAAGCGATAAAAAAAATAAAAGTTACTCCGACAAAACTAGGCCCTCAGCTAGAGGTAGAGCTGCATGACAAGGTAGCTGTACTTAGAGTGTTGGCTAAAGCTGCTGGATTATTAGAACAACATGAGGATAGTGATAGGCCATCAGTTGTTGGTATTGTAATGCAAGGACCAGAACAAGCAAAACCAATAATTGATATTGAGGAGGATAATGGCAAGAGTAAAGTTTGATGTAAACAAACTCCCACATGAAAGGATCCCTAAGAAAACAAGTATATCAAAAAGAAAAAAACCCAAGTTCTCAAGTATGAATAAGCATAAGAAAAGATCTTGGAAAAAAAGAAACCGAGGTGGAATGTGAGTTTAATTATTTTAAGTGATGGTATATATAGTTTAGTTACAGTTACAAAAGAAATGTTACAGAGTATTACATTATTAACAGCAGTAGATTGCTTTGAGCTTTGTGATATTTTAAGATTAAAATTGACAACCTATCATGATGCTCCCATAAATAGACATGTAATGAATGATGGTAGTGGTGATCTATTTGGGTGTATATGTGAATGAGTGATGCAATAACAAATCTAAAGCTAGACTTTTCTACATCACAAACAGTTTGGAAATTTCTACAAGACAAATCATTTGTAAGAGGATTGATGGGGCCAGTTGGATCTGGCAAGTCATACGCATGTGCAGCTGAGATAATGTTGAAAGCTGTACAGCAAGTGGCCAGTCCTAAGGATGGGATCAAGTATTCTAGGTTTGTTGTAGTTCGTAATTCTTATCCAGAGCTTAGGACAACTACTATTAAAACTTGGCAAGAGTTATTTCCAGAAAACATTTGGGGGCCTTTTAGATGGAGCCCTCCATTGACACATCATATAAAATTACCATCAAGAGATGGAGCTCCAGGTATAGATTGTGAAGTTATCTTCTTAGCATTGGACCAACCAAAGGATGTTAGAAAACTTTTATCTATGGAATTGACTGGAGCCTGGGTGAATGAGGCAAGAGAATTACCTAAGGCTGTTATAGATGGATTAACACATAGAGTTGGAAGGTATCCTACATTATCAGATGGAGGGGCCAAACCCTGGAGAGGGATTATCATGGATACCAATCCTATGGATGATGATCATTGGTGGTACAGACTTGCAGAAAAAGAAAAGATGAAAGGTAAATATAGATGGAGTTTTTTTAAGCAGCCAGGTGCAGTTGTAGAATATACTAAAGAAGATTTACCAGAAAACCCAGAGGCTAATGGTTTTGTTATGTCAGCAAACAAATGGTGGATGACAAATCCAAATGCAGAAAATAAAAAAAATTTACCGACTGGTTACTATGAACAAACTCTACTCGGAAAAAATTTAGATTGGATTAGATGTTATGCTCAAGGCTTATATACTTATGTGCAAGAGGGTAAACCAGTTTTATCTGAGTATGATGATACATTAATGGCAGCAGACTTTTTAGAACCAGATATAAGTTTACCTATCCAGGTAGGTGTGGACTTTGGTTTAACACCAGCTGCAATCTTTGGCCAAAGAACTACAAAAGGTACCTGGAATATTTTACATGAGTTAGTTACCTTTGATATGGGATTAGAAAGATTTGGTGAAATGTTAAAAACAGAACTGGCTAGTAAGTTTCCTAAGTTTGAGGTTCTGGTCCATGGAGATCCAGCTGGTATGAAGAGAGATGAGATCTATGAGGTTACAGCTTTTGATCATTTAAGATCTATAGGATTGACTGCTAGACCAACTGCATCAAATGATTTCAGAGTAAGACGAGAGGCTGGAGCTATGCCTATGAATAGATTGATAGAAGGTAAACCAGGTTTGCTTGTAGATAAGAGATGTCAAAGATTAAGAAAGGCATTATCTGGTGGCTATCATTTTAAACGAGTACAAATATCTGGTGGTGAAAGATATAAGGATGCTCCAAACAAGAATGAACATTCGCATGTTGGTGATGCCTTTATGTACTTACTGCTTGGAGGTGGTGAGCATAAAAGATTAACAAGAGGAACTAATAATAAATTTAAGCAATCAGTTGCTAGTACAGAGTTTGATATATTTGCATGAGTGTAGCTGATGGATTTGGAATGTTGGCTGTAGGTATCATAGCTATCTTTATAGCTACTATTATTGCTTATTATATAATTAATAGGAATGATGATGAATAAAGATGTTAAACAAAAATGGTTAGTAAGAGTATGGAGAAAAGGAGAGATGGAACTAAAAAAAGAATTTACAATTTTTTCTAAAGATTTTTGATGAGAGTCAATAAGAGCTTTATTATTTCTTTTCTTAAAATTTTCAAATTCTGCCATCAATCTAACATATTTATCTTCAGATTTTTTTATATCATCATTTAAAGCTTTAATCTGATTATTAAGTTTTTTCAATTTACCAGAATTAATAATAGTTGATTTTTTTTTTTTTTTTTTATCTGTTTTAACATTCTTTGGCATTTAACAAACTTCTTTTTTTT